TCGGCGATCTGGGCCATAGCTTCGGGAGGCAGCGGCTTTTTGCCCTTGGCTTCCTGCTGGATCTGCGGCGGTAGCAGAATCTGGAGACGTTTGGCGATCTCCTGGGCACCTGGCCAGTCCATATTTTTAACCAACAGGTCACCGACTACCTGCATCAATGCCGGGTAAGCCTGCACCAGCGCTTGCATGCTCTGGGCAGCTTCCTGTCGCTTGGTCTGGTAACTGGGGCCAGTTGAAACCGTCACATCATAGCGACCAATCGTCAGGTCATAGACCTTCTGGACTCCATCTTCCATGACCGGCTGATTCACGCTTTTTAGGTCAGCGGTTCCATCTTCTCCCATGATACGCAGGATTCTTGGCGTATCGTAAATTTTAGGGATCAGATCGAGGATGATGCGCCCAGCGTGACGAATCGCCCTTGACAGGTTATCAATGTAATGGAAGTTAGTGATGCTGCTTTGCTGCTGCCTCGCCAGGATAGCCCTTCCGCTCTGTTCATTTGACCGAGCACCCAACGATGCATCATAGATACCGCTGATGCCTTTCATGTCATCGATGCTGAGCTGTGCGGCCTGGATAACGGTCTGGATGTTCGGATCAAACGGGCTTCGCTGCGGCGGCGGGACGGGGTTACCTGCAACGTCAGTTGCCTTGTATTCCAGATACGGGAATGTTCTGCGGTTGGCCTCGTTCCACTTGGATTCGTGGCCCTCAAAAGAGCCTTCTGCGCCGATGAACGGCGCTTTCGGGGCCAGCGCGATCAATTCGGTTTGCGTTGACCGCCAATAGTTGTAGTCGCGTTGCGGGTCTTTCAGGTTTCGCACCAGCCCTTGATAGATGCGTTTACCATCGCTAAATATCTCATGCCCCACAACCGGGACGATTGGGATGAACTTCCCTGCCCAGACTCCCGATTCCAACTTTTCTTTACCGTTCAGCAGGCACCATTCGACCTTCCATGTGAACGATTCTCTCTGGTCAACGATGAATGACTCTGGGAACTCCTGGAGCCCCATTTCTGAGGCGAGCGGGGCCAGGTCTGTAACCGTTCGCCCATCGGCCAATTGGTAAACCGTCACAGGGACACGTTCACGATGCCAGTATTCCAGCACCAGAACCCCATTATCTTTGGCCCAGTCCGGCTCATCTGCGGCCCAATCTGCCCAATTGCATGCGGAAGCCTGAGCCTTTGGCCAACGTCGTTTGAATTCGTCCTTGTCCATCCACTGGCCAAGGAACGCAAACCGCATATCAGAGAAATCGGTTTCTTTGCATGAAGGGTCGATCAGGACTGTGCAGGGATCTTCAACCCGTTTAATTCGGATGTCCTGTTCTAGCGACATATCATCGGCGTATTCCGTGGTGATCCTGAAATAACCGAACCCACCCGTCACAGCGCACTCGAATGCATGGTCGTATGCCGCATCGGCGTTGCTCTGCACCTCGATATTGCGAATCAGCCCTTGCATGACCTCGGCTGTCTCAACGTCTGCACCAGAGTCAACCGGATTAATCTGGATGCTGGGCCGGTTTGCTCTCTGTTCGTTCACCACCAGGCCCAAAAATGTTGGGATGCGGTTGTATGTCAGGCATGGGCGACCGTCCATGTCCCGAGCGTTACGCACGTCATTGGGCCACTGTTCCACCCACGCAAATTTAACGTCGTCCTGGTATGCCTGGGTCGAATCCCGCCACCAGTCCGCCGCGTATGAGTATAGCGACTTGGCGTCCTGGACAAACTCATCGGCCTTCTCTTTTGCTTTTGTATACTGGTTCGCCATGCGGGACACTCCGATACCCTTACAGTGTGGGCATCGGTTTACACTTTGCAAGGTTTTTTAGCGTTGCCAGGAAGATTTGCCGCCAAACGGAACGAATTGGACCTCTGGTGCAGGCTTTGGGGCAGGATTCCGCTTGACATGGCCCATGATTAGCCCCTCGAGCGCATACCTCACCGCATCCCATCCGTGGTCATTCCCGCTGGCCAACTGGGGCAACACGTCTCCGGCTTTGTTGGTCTTGAACTTCCATAACTTGGCTTCCCTGATGATCTTCTGGCAGTCAGGGTGAATCACGATGCGGTGGAACGACCGCAGGAACCGGACACCATCTTCCACCGATCCAGGCCATTTCCTGCACTCCATGACGCGGGGGAACCCGTGGCGCTTGAGATAGCTGATCGTTTCCGGCCTGGAACAGTCGGCGCGGGTCACATGCTCCCTGGAACCATCCATGCAATCCATCAGCGCAGGCAAATCATCGGTTTCGGCACCTTCTCCATAGACCTCATTGCGGATATACAGGCAATCGTCATTGACCCAGCACCGCACCAATGCGGTCGGGTCAGTGGCAAACCCGAAGTCCATGCCCTGGTATGGGCCATCCCACAATTCACGAGGCTCAAACGGCTCGACCTGGATCTTGCCCTTCAACACCTGTGCATCGCTGATCTTCCGCGTCTCGCCTCCCCAGATCCACCTGGCATCCTCGGGGTTGGACCGGTAATCATTGTCCTTTTCTTCTAGCAATTCCTTGGTCAACCATGGGTTGTCATACCAGTTGACGAGCACTGACTTGCAGTTGTCGGGCGGGTTGATGACCAAATCCTGATAGAGCGGGTCGTCGTCGTTCTCCGGGTTCATCGTCACCCAGATTTCGGACCCAGGCTTGCGGATCGTGGGTTTCAGGATCTTCCACGAGTGGGCGGACATTGTGTGGCCTTCCTCGACCCAACAGATGTCATAGCCTTCATATGATTTGATCGAGTCAATGGTGGAATCGTGCAACCCGGCATAGCTGATGTAAGAGCCATTCCGCCCCCGGATCTCATGCGCCAGCACCTCGAACATGCCATCCGCGCCGATGGCCCTGATCTGGTCGCCCAGCAACTGGTGAACCGACTCCTTGATGCTGGACTGGAACTCACGGGCGCAGAGGATGCGGATCGGGCTGGCCAGCGCGAGGCCCAACAGCGAACGCGCCACAGTCCAAGACTTGCCTGAGCCGCGCCCTCCGAACAGGCACTTGTAGCGCCACCGTTCGGACGCCAGAAACGCCAGTTTGTCGGGAATGTCGATCCTGATCGCGCCCATTCTTTACGCTTTGTCAGGCTTGGTTAGGGTCTGCACGCGGGCGGAGACGCCATCACCCGAGACAGTCTGTAAAGTTTCGGTCTGCTTCGAGGCCTGGTGAGTGATGAAGTTGATCGAAACCGGCTGGTCCTTGCCTTCCTCGTCCTTGCCGCCGACGAGTTCAGTCCTGGCCAGCTTCGGCACGTGGTATTCGACCACATCCATAAGGCAGTTGAATGCGGCTTTCGGCCCGTCCGTCTCGGCGATCTGCTCTAGCCATTCGTTGAGCTTGCCGACGTTGCCCTCAACAAACATGGCGATTGCTTCCCTGGCGTTCTGGGTTGACTTGTTTGGCACACCCTTTCTACTTCCACCGCCGCGTTTTTCCCCTGGTTTGGATCCACGCGATGGCGCTTTTTTACGCACTGTCTGCCGTTCGCTCATATAATCACCGTTACATCTTGTTGTTATCAACTAATAACAATAGGCTTTTTGTTGAGCCCGTCACCGTCAATGATAGGCCTTCTGGAAGAAATAGCAAATGGAGCATCACGGCTCTGCTTTGTCGCTCTGTGGGCAGAATTTCCTTTCGATCGCGTCTGCCAAATCCCGGAAGGCCTGAGCGTATAAGGCTGGCGAGGCCTTGATGTCAGCGTCGAAGAAGATGCCGCTGATGGGTTCGCCTGGCGTATGGTTGCCGGTGAACGGATCGCCGCCGTAGAAATCAATTCGCACGCGGTTGACAAGCGTATCGTGGTCGATGTCATACCGCTTGGACGCTGAGATTTTGGCAAGTAGGTTCATTGCTGCCTCACTGCTCTCTCGATCAGGTTTTGGATGCCGCCATGGTGCCAGTCTGGTTCTACCATGAGCGCGTCCGGAGGCGGTTTAGGCGACCCTGACGCAATCTCCAGATACGCATAGGCCTTCTGCGGCTGGTGGTGGTCCAGGCTATACCGCGCCAGCCACGCGAGCGGCTCCACCCTGCTGCGGTCCATTGCGTGTGCCTTGAGCATTGCGGCTGTCACCGGCTCCAACGGAAACCCCAGTTCCATCATAACACGGCCCACCATGTATGCGCTGTGCCATCTGTGCTCACAGTCGTTTCCGATTTCGGCCAGCGTCAGGAACTGCAGCAACGACTTCTCCAGATCGCCGGCCAACCGCAGGCTCTCAGCGTAGTGATATCGGTGCATGAGGTTCTGCGGTTCGTCCTCAACCTGCCGCTTCAGCATCTCCAGATCGCGAGCGGTCTTCTCGCTGTCCATGGACCTTGCACCGTCGCCGTGACTGATGATCCTGATCCAGTCAACGGTGCCGGCATCCACAGTCTCCTGGTAGATCCCCAGCTGCTCATGGATGCGCCCTGTCCACCGCCACGGCTCTGATGCCCTGGCCAGCAGGTAGCGCGGGAACACCCTGCCGGCGTGATGACACGGCACGCGCCAGGCCTGATGTTCATCCCACCCGACATGCCCACGAATGGTGCCGGAATCCACTTCCAGTGTTTCGTCGGCGTCGATCATCAGCAGATACCCGTCTTTCGGCGCGAGGCTGAAAACGTCATTGCGCGCCTTGGAGAAGTCATTGAACCAGAATCCGCGATGCACCTCTCCCGGAATCCCGTGGAGCGCCTGCGGTATGAGTTCCCGCGTGCGGTCTGATGATCCGGTGTCCAGGATGCAGTAGCTGCTGATGTGGTTCCTGACGCTGGCGAGGCACCGCTCGATGACATGCGCCTCGTTTTTTACGATCATGACGAGCGTGATTTTCATTTGACCTCCGAAATCCTGATCCCGTGGACGTGCAGCATCAACTTGCGCTTGATGACGTATGCATCGGTCTTCATGCCCTTGACATCCTCGACGACGATCGTGCCGGCCTTGTCGCGGTAGACAAAATCAGCCACGTAATGCACAGCACGTTCACCGGACTGCTTGGGGACCAACTCATAGCGCACCTGCTCCTGAAGATCCGAGATCACGCCGGCACGCTGCATGAGTTTCAATTCCTCTGCGCGTTTTGCCTCGCGCTTGGAGTCGTATCCATTGGTTTTGATGGCCCTGAATTTGTTGGGCTTCATGACCGCCGCCCCTGCGTTTCGTCAATCCATGCCGCCTTGGGGTCGATGAACCGGATGCCCTGCTGCGCCCCAAACGCATAAGCAAACTCGATCACGTCTGCGATTTCCTGATCGGTCATGTCGCTGGTCCTGGCACCGATGACCACGAATCCACCGTCAGGGCCAGGGACCACCTTCTGCCGCTTGAGCCCTGCTGTGATGAAGTCCTTCCATTCCTCTTTGGTTAAATAAAACCCATGCCAACAATGCGGCTCTAATTGAGTCAGCACAGCCCACATTAGATCATTCAGGCTCTTTTTGCGCCTCTTGCCCTTGATTTCAACACGGCTACCCATTGGCGCGTTATAAATAATCTCCAGCACCTTCCGCCTAATTGCCTCATCGGTGATCGTGAAGTTCATTTCACTTCCCCCGTCTCGTAATACAGCGCGGTTCGGCAGGCCTCCACTACCCAGGCATTAACGCTCTGCTCGCCGCGCGCTTTCTCAATGGCGCGGTATAGCTCAGGCGGGAAGCTGATGGTCTTTTTCTCGCGTTCCTCGCGGATCTCCCATTTCCGGTTCGCGTTGACGTTGCCTCCGCCTCTCATGGCTTCACCTCCAAATGACCAGATTCAAGCAACCAGAGCATAGACTTGAACATCGCATTAAGAAACATGAGTTCCTTGCCTTGCTTGTCCATATCACCAACGCGACCGTCTAAAATGTCGTGACACACCGGGCAGAGATACGCCGGAATATCATTGGATTTCAAACCGCGTCCTTTACCGTGTTTCAGCAAGTTGCTATGCGCTGCAACGATGCGGCCTTCATTCCACAAGCCGCAATGCGTGCAGACCTTGACTTTCTCTGCGAGTTTCAAGAGTTTGTTGTTCCGGTAGTTCATACGAGTTCCTCGAATGGGATTTCTTGGTCAACGCCAGGGCGGTATTCTGTTTCGCTGGATTCTGTGCTTCGCTCTGATTCCTCGTAGCGGCTGATCTCGCCCCGCCAGACCAAAGGCACCATGCCGCAAGGCCCATTGCGATGCTTGGCGATGATCAACTCAGCGCCTTTGTCCTGCAGTTCCGGCGGAAGATTCGGGCTCGTCTTCCTGTGGATGAACACCACCATGTCGGCGTCCTGTTCGATGCAGCCTGAATCCCGAAGGTCGCTCAACTGGGGCTTGCCGTTCTGCCGCTTCTCAACTTCGCGATTCAACTGGGACAGCACCACCACGGGCACGCCGCAATCCTTGGCCATGAGTTTCAACTCGCGGCTGATTTCACCAATGCGGATGGCCTCATTTTGCTTTGCCCCTCGGCTGTCGGTTGGGCTGGAAATCAATTGGAGGTAATCGATCACCACCATCACCACGCGCTGGCGTGTCTGGATGCGCTCCAGCTTCTGCCGGATCTGCCGCACCGTGATGCCGGCGCGGTCATCGATCAGGACCGGAAGTGCATCCAATTCAGCCTTTGCGGATGAAAGTTCAGCGAACCTATCTCGGTCCAGATCCCGCAGCGAGAAACCGCAGGCATCGGTGAGCATCTTCCTGGCCACTTCCTCCCGGCTCATCTCCAGGCTGAACACCGGAACAGCGCCACGGCGGGAAGCGCGTAGAGCCCAGTTGAGCGCGAGGGTTGATTTTCCAATGCCCGGACGCGCGGCGAGGATGACCAGTTCCCCGGGCTTCAAACCCCTTGTGATCCCGTCAAAACGATAAAAGCCCGTTCTTGCGCCAAAAACGCCCATCCCTTGCGTTTCGTCGGTCAGGCGCGCCAAGACCTCATCCGTTACGTTTCCGACGAATACAGGCCCGCTCTCGCCCCGGCAATCGGCCATGTTCGCGAGGTCCGATGATGCACCCGCCAGAATCGCCTCTGGTTCCTGTTCCTCCCCTGCCTCGTGGATCAACCGCGACCCCAGCCGGATCAACTCGCGCAGTTTGCGCTTGCGGGCCAGGATGTCGGCGAGGTGGCGGGGCCTTTCGACCTCTGACGCTGCCAGAGCGTCCACGATGC